AGTCATTAGACGCTACCTCCTAGGTCTTTGATTCGTCGGGTTAGATCTCTGCGAGTCGTGGCGCGGTTCTCCGTAGAGAGCCACCGCTTGAGGATGTCTACATCGTGGGTATTGTCGATAATTGCATCCGCCGAATCCTTATGCGCGTCGTACCATTCCGTGCGCCTTTGGGGATGACGGGACCAAAAACGCCAGAGCTGATTTCGTTCGAAACCCAAACGCTGGCATGTAAGGTCCACGCGGTTGCCGTCCGCTATGGACTGCAGTATGTCCGGCCATGCTGCTGCTATCCGCTCGTTGATAGGTGCGAGTGATTCCGCCATGCCACAAGGATACCATGCCGCAACCTAACGCCTAAAGATCTCCACAAAAGCGCCGCCGGCCAAAAAGATATTTACACATCCGCCAGCAGGACTTAATTTGTTCATCCGCCTCTATCCGGTTTTTCCGCAATATAGGATTGCGGAAAAAACCGGATGGAATAGGCCCGGTCCGATTTTCATCCGGTTTCATCCGGTTTTATCCGGTTTTGTTCTGCTAACCCGTTGATTTTATTGATACCGAAAAAACCGGATAAAATCGTATATACCCGACTAAATTGGTCAACTAAAACCGGATGAAACCGGTAAGCCTTGATTATAAAGGCTTTTTTTTAAGCTCTTTTTTTACTCGAAAAGCGGATACTAACTCCACATTGTGAGACAAAATAATTAATTAAAAGGCTTGATTAAATAATTAAACAAGCGTAGATTGCAAACCGTAGCACTTGAAAAACAAACCGAATGGAGATTTGAAAATGATCTTACTATTCATTGCCATCTGTATCAGCGGCTGGATAATCGCGCGGCCAATCATTCACACCCTGCGGAGGATTTAACACCATGCACCCAAACGACAGCCACCAATGGGCGATGAACGAATTAACAAAAATCGCCGGCGCTGAGTATGCGCACATGAGCCGCTACCACCAGCGGCTTGTGGCGCGCGATTTTCTCGACACTATCAAGTCCGAAGATTGCCCATTAACAACCTACGCCCGGCGAATCGGGCACGGCAACATGCAGTCATACGCAAACTGCATGGCCATCCGAGAGCAAAAAGGATGGGACGTGTGACGCCCCTATCCAAACGCCTATCCCGCCGCACCATCGGCACGCATCGCGGCCGGCGCATGATTGTCATTCTAGCGCCCGGTGACGTTATCGGATTCCGTGCCGAACGCACGCGAAAGGTTTTCTGGACGACTGTGGCCGCATGCGCTGATATGGCCATGCGTCAACAAGTCCTGGCCGACCGCGCAGCGAAGAAATTGAAGCGCAAAACGCGTTGATAAATTCACATCATTAAAAGGAAATGCCAACATGGACAAAGACAAAGACAAAGAACTGTTACTCCAATGCCTGCGCGGATTCATTAAGCAAAAGCCGGGATTGGAATTCTGCAATTATGGCGACGTATCCGCCTATCGCGCAGAAATGCGCAGCATCACAAAGGACAGGCATGAGGCGGAACGCCTGCTTGATAACGTCGCCTGGCGCGATTCCATCACGGCAAACGACATCATCGAAGCCAGCAAACGCGCCTATTCCGGGCGTCTCACAATCACGCGGCCAGCTGCGGACGGCTGTTTCGTGATTGACTATTGCACCGGGCAGTATTTCCCGACTGAGTACCGGCGCGCAGTTTGCGCCGTGCTCGCCTCTGCGTTGTGGGACTACTGGCGCGACAACATGCCGGCCGGCGACCTGATGCACAACAGCGAAACCGGCGAAACATTAAAACGCTACAATGGCATGCGCGCCGGCGACTACCTGCGCCAACAGGCGCGGCGCGAATTTGGCCGCGGCATTGCCTCACGCTGGTTTAACTGACCATGCGCGCCAAACTCGCCGATTTAATCCTGATCCTTGCGGCTTTCGCGGCCGCCTGGATCCTCTGGTCAATCAATAAACTTTGGAGGTAATAACTATGAAACAATTTAATCCTTTTCCTGATGTTAATTGCCGATACGGCTCGCCAATGGGGCGCCGCGGCGATAATCCGGCAAACTTGGCCGGCGTTAAAAGACTGCACGCGCGGCGCCAAGGTGGCGGCGACGGGTACGACCGCGGCGGCGCCTATTGGGGTACGCCCTCGAATATATGGGGCGTATGGGCCTGGATCGATGGCGCAGCGGTATGCGTTTATGTGCGCGCCAATGGCCGCGACGATGCCATTGCCAAGGTACGCGCCAATGATTGACAAAATCGGGGAAGTATTCGCGGCAGCGTGCATTATCGCGCTGCCTTTCTTGCTGCTGTTTATCGCGGCAGCGTTGGGTTATTAACCGTTGAAAGGGAACATCATGCAAAAATTTATTGTTACTGCGCCGGATGGCGTCACCCTGGCCGATTTGCGCGGCATGCTGCCGGCCGGGTTCGCCGTTACTGAAAACAAGTCTCGGAAACCGAAAACCACGAGCACGGCGCCGGATTTCGAGCCGGTTATAGTTTACCGCGACGGCGATATTGTGCGGGAAATTGACGGCGTTTCCGCGCAAAAGGCTATTACAAAGATCATGGCGGAGGTTAATCGCGGCAAAAAATCGGACGGCCGGCATCGACACGATTACCCGGACTGGGGCGCGCGGCCGGACGCTGATACCGCGGACTATGCGCGGCAATTCTGCGCCAATCTGAAACATAAAAAGGCGGAATATATGCCCGGTTTTGAGGCTTGAAAATCCTGCCGGCCGCCTGGCCGTTTCCCTCGGAAAGCGGCTTTTTCTCTTTTGCGCGCGCGGCGCCCGTGGATAATGGGCCTGCGAAATCGCCTGCGCCTGCGCCACTATTGACGCCCAAAAAAGTCCGGCGTAAAGTCCGGAAAACTGGTTTGAGGGGCGGTAACCGCAAACGCCTAAATAATGGGCCAGCAAAATTCGAGGCGCCATTTTAGAGGAGGCAATCGTGCCCGATGGTTTTGAGGATCCGTATAAGCAGATGGAGATCGTGTTGCGGGAACTTGCCCGGCTGATTTTGGCTGGGCTTTTTATTTTGATATTGCTGCTGGCGGCAGGCTTATGGGTCTTGCCATGAACCCGGTCGCCGTGCAGGAACGGTCCTGCCACATGAAGCACCGGTATTTCGACGAGATCAGCGCCCTGATCGTGGCCAACAAGCGCGCCGGTTACGGGGCGCCGCCGCTACGCGCGTATCAATGCCCACATTGCCGCGGCTGGCACCTGACAAAAAAGATTTGACAATTTCATATTTCGGGGATAGGGTGCCTTCTCATGGGCATGAAAAACAGCGGTAACTATCTGAAAAACAACACGCAACGCCCGCCGACCGTGGTATTCGACAAGGGCCGGCGCGGTAATCCGCTGCCAGGATGCGATTGTGTGGTTTGCTTTGGCTATTGCCTGATCGACGGCGACAAGGCGCAGCGCGACCTGTTATCCAAAGAAAAGCCAAAAGATAAACCGAATGTCTAGCCCGCCGATCATAATTGGCATTGATCCTGGGCTATCCGGCGCAATGGCGGCGGTTTCCGCGGATTTGCTGGAAACCATCGACCTGCCGACCACGGAACGGCTGGTAAACGGCAAGAAAAAACGCCAGCTTGATCTGCATGCGCTGGCCAACGAATTGCGCTGCTATCCGCTGTCGATCGTAAAGTTTGTCATTGTCGAGCATGTCGGCGCCATGCCCGGCCAGGGCGTCACCAGCAGTTTTAATTTTGGGTTCACGGCTGGCGCTATCCAGGGCGTTGTGACGGCGCTGGGCTTTCCGATCCGCACCGTTCATCCGCAAGTCTGGAAACGATATTTCCGGCTACTGGGCCAGCCAAAGGACGCCAGCCGGGCTGAAGCCAGCCGCAGGTTCCCGGCCTATGCCGACCAGTGGCCGCTCAAGAAGCACGATGGCCGGGCGGAAGCGGCATTGCTGGCATTGTACGGATCACTGATTGAGGCGGCCAAGTGATCTACTTTTCCGCCTTTCTCGCTTCGTTCCTGTTTGTGGGCCTGAAGGCCATGCAGCAGATCAACGTGGTGCGGGACCAGAAGCTGCGGATCATGCCAACCAGCATAGGACTGGCGGCGTGCGAGTTCTACCTGGTCGGCTACATGGTCAAGTTGGGGCCAAGCGTTCCCAGTGTGGCCGCTGTCGGCATCGGCGCAGGACTTGGGTGTTTGTTAGCGATGAAACTGAACAGGAGAAAATGATGCACTATTTCGCAATATTATTGTTGAACGGCCATCTGGCCTCGGTCGGACCTTTCCAGGGTGTTATGGCTTGCGAAACTGCCGTGAATCAGACTAGACTTCTGGCCAAAGAAGCAAAAGGGATTTGCGTGCCGGTCAGAAACCTGGGTACGCACTGAAATGGGAAGGCGGTGCCGAAGTGAGTTTGCCGACAGAAGCAAATAGCCGAAAAGCCATCCCGATCTATTCCGGCGTGCTCCGGTATTTTCCGGATGCAATCGCGGCTGTGGCCGAATTGTCGCGCATCGGAAATGACCAGCATAACCCCGGCCAGCCGCTACACTGGGATCGGTCGAAGTCCGGTGACGAGCTGGATGCGCTGGTGCGGCACCTGGTTGATGAAGCAGCAGGCGTGCCGCTGGATACCGACGGCGTGCCGCATTACGTGAAGGTGTGCTGGCGCGCACTGGCGTACGCGCAGAAGCGGCTGGAAACGACTGCAGCGGCTGGCGATGGAGTGTCCGCATGACTGACCCCCTCAAAGTGATACGGCAGTACGAACGGGAGCGCAAAGCCGAGTGGCGGGCCAACGGCAAGGACTCCACCAAGGGCAACCTGCCGGTCGGCATCGTGAAGGATCTCGGCATCCGGACGCCGAAAAACGGCTTGAAGATCGCTGTGATCCCCGACGTGCAGGCCATGCCCGGCGTTGACCTGCGGCATCTGGAGTGGGCTGGCCGGTATCTGGCCGACAAGCGTCCGGACGTGATCGTTTGTATTGGTGACTTCGGCGACTTCCCCAGTCTGTCCCAGTTTGGGCGCGGCAAGATGGAATTTGAGGGGCGCCGCTACAAGAAAGATCTGGACGCTTTCCACCGGGCGATGGAACTGCTGATGGAGCCGATCGCCAAGGCAAAAGGGTGGCGGCCTTATCTGGAGTTCACCGAAGGCAATCACGAAAGCCACATTGAGCGGGCCGTCAACGAGGATGCGCGGCTGGAGGGTTTGATGTCGCTGGGCGACCTGCGGCTGGCGGACTACGGCTGGCGGCAGCATCGGTTCCTACAGCCGGTGGCTATCGGCGGGGTCGCCTTCTGCCACTACTTCCCTTCCGGCGTCATGGGGCGCCCGATTACCACGGCGGCGGAACTGCTGCGTAAGCTGCACATGAGCGCATTTGCGGGCCACCAGCAGGGGCGGGAGATCGCCTTTGGCCGGCGGGCAGACGGCGGACACATGACCGCCATCATCAGCGGGTCGTTTTATCAGCACGAATACAAGTATCTCAGCCCGTTCACTAATGCCCACTGGCGAGGCATGTATTTCCTGCACGAAGTCAAGGACGGCCGCTTCGACGAGATGGCCTTGAGTATCAACTTTCTCAAGCGGAGATATGGGTGACTGACCACGACAGCCGCATCCTGGCCGCCACGTTTGCGGCGCGCGTGCAACTGGCCAAACTGCCGGTGCATGAGGCGGTGCAGCAGGCCGAGCGCGAGTGGCAAAAGACGCAAGCATGGGTGCAATCCGAAAGCCGCAAAGAGGGTTCTTTTTTGTGGTATTGCACCGAATTTGATATGGATCCATCGGCAGTCCGGCGGGCAATAAAGGCAGGCGCATGACTCCAGCCCCTTCCAAGTATCAGCTTGTCGGACGCGATTTTCTGGCATCCAAGCGCCACGCCTTGCTGGCCGACGAAATGCGGGTGCGTAAATCCCGCCAGGCGATCATGGCCGCGCATAAGGTCAACGCCAAGCGCATCCAAGTGGTATGCCCGGCCATCGCCGTCGAGCATTGGCATCGGGAGTTTGCAAAATGGTGGGAAGGCGACACGCTGCCGCAGCTTAAAGTCCGTTCATACGATCGGCTGCGGCTGGATTGGGACAGCATAAAGGACGAGCGTTTTGACGTGTCCATTGCCGACGAGTGCCATTTCGCCAGAAACCCGAACGCCCAGCGCACGAAACTGATCTACGGTAAAAACGGCATCGGCTGGAACTCTGACCGGCTCTGGGTGCTGTCCGGCACGCCTGCACCGAAACACGCTGGCGAACTGTGGCCTATGCTTCGGGCCTTTGGCGTCGTCGCTATGGACTACGATTGGTTCGTGGCCAGATATTGTGTTGTCAACAAATTCACGCAGCGGATTGTCGGGACAAAGACCGGCATGATTCCGGAACTGAAAGAACTGCTGGCGAAGGTTATGCTTCGCCGCACACGCCGCGAAGTGGCGCCGGAAATGCCCGACATCAGCTACGACTTTCTGGAAATCCCGCTGGTCGAATCGGTGGATTTGCAGATTCCGTCCGGTCTGTCTGAGGCGCAGCTCGCTGAGTGGCTTGAGGCCAATGCCGGTGTTGACCGCGAGGACCGCATCGAAGTGGCGGCGGCCAAGGCGCCTGCGGTCGTGGATCATATCAAATTTGATATTGGCAACAGCCTGCTGCAGCAAACCGTGGTGTTCGGCTGGCACACGGAACCGCTGGAACTGCTGGCGCGTATGTTGAACGAGGCAGGAATCCGCACGGAACTGCTGACTGGCAGGACAACGCAAAAGCAGCGCGAACGCATCCAGTTGAGTTTTCGCGGCGGCGAGACGCAAGTGATTGTGGGTAACATCCTGGCGGCCGGCACCGCCATTGATCTGTCGGCGGCCAGCCACGGCTTTTTCCTTGAACTGGACTGGGTGCCAGCCAACAATGTGCAGGCCGCGAATCGTCTGGTGGCGCTTGACAAGAAAGAACCCGTCACTTACGATGTAGCCTCATGCACCGGCTCAGTCGATGAACGAGTGCAAAAAGTGTTAATACGACGAACCAGAGAAATAAACCAACTTTACTAGCGGAGATCGAACAATGATTAAAGTCACATTTGAATTTAAAGCCATTGAGGAAGCAGTCGCCACACTTGGCACACTGTTACAGAGGGGCGCACCGGTCCCGACCGTGAACACACCAGCGCAACCGGCTGTCGAAAAGAAAGAACGCAAAGGTCGTGCCGATGCTGGCAAGAAGCGCGGCCCTTACAAGCATGTCGAGCAACCGGGGGAGACTACAATCGCAGCTGACCCCGCTACGGCGGACCACGCCCCGGTTGTCTCGGCACCCGAAGCCGCAACGCCAGAAAGCGCCACGCCCGAAAACACGGATCTCAGCGAAAAAGAGATTCAAGCTGCGCTGGACAAGCTGTTTGAGGTCAAGGGTGTTGAGACTGCCATGAAGGCGCTGGCCGAATTTGGCGTCAAGCGTGGCCGCGATCTGCAGCCGGAGGACCGCGCCAAGTTCATCGAACGCGCTACGGAGTTGACCAATGGCTGATGAATTTTATTCTATGCATCTGCTGCTCATTGGCGATCAACCGGCCTACGCGGACTGCTCTTGTACGTTGTGCCGCATCGCCAACGAAAATAACGAGTAATGGCTGTTCACGCTAAACTCTCGGCATCCGCAGCGCACCGCTGGATGCCCTGCCCTGCCAGCATCCGGCTGTCGGATGGCGTGCCGCACACCGAATCGCCATACGCCAGCCTTGGCACGATGGCGCATTCGATTGTGGGGTACTGCCTTGCGAACGATCTGGACGCGAACGCCATAATCGACGACCACGCAGATAGCGCCCAGTTCTATTTGGACTTCTGCAGGCAATACCCTGGCGGCAAGGCGGAAGTTAATCTGACGCCGTTTCTGACCAAGATTGACAAGGACATCGGCGGCACTGCCGACTATGTGGCGCTGGTTGGCGATCGGCTGATTGTGACGGACTTCAAATTCGGAACCGGTGTTCCTGTGCCGGCCGAGGGCAACAAACAATTAAAGATTTATGCTTTGGGCGCTATGCTGACGTGCAGCAGCACACCGAAAGAAGTCGAAGTCGCCATCGTCCAGCCGCGCTTGGAAAATCCGGACGATTGGGTGCAGCGGCATGTGTTTCCGGCGATTGAATTGCTGGACTTTGTTGCCGACATTCAGGAAGCTGCCGTGGCTGCTCGGGATCCGAACAGCCAGCCGGTTCCGGGTGAGGAACAATGCCGCTGGTGCCAGGCCGCGAAGGCCAAGCGGTGCGATGTTGCAATCAAGACCGGCTACAAGAAACCTGCCGGCGCCAAGATCAGTATCAATGATTTCCCGGCGATTGACGGCGCCGCGAAAGCGCAGTAGCCTATCCGTCCACTAACCAAGGAACTAAAATTATGTCACTACGAATCGATAACGTCCGTTTTAACTACACCAACTCCCTGTTCACCGCGCAGAAACCGCAGACCGGCCAAGGCAAGGAAAAGTTTTCCGTCGTGGCGATCTTCCCGAAGGATCACCCGCAGGTCGGCCAGATCAAGGCTGAAATCCTGAAGGCCGCCGAGTCGAAGTGGCCGGGCAAGGGCGCGGAAGTGCTGAAACAACTGGCTGCTGGCGACCGCATCTGTTTGCATGATGGTGATGCCAAGGCCGACAAGCCGGGTTATGAGGGTAATCTGTTCATCAATGCCAGCAACGAGCTGCGTCCGCTGGTGGTTGGCCCGCAACGCGAGGCGATGGCCGCTGCTGACGGCAAACCGTATTCCGGCAGCTGGGGAAACATCATTGTCGAGCTATGGGCGCAGGATAACCAGTATGGCAAGCGAATCAATGCTTCCCTGCTGGGCGTGCAGCACATCAAGGATGGCGAGCGGTTGTCTGGCGGCGGTGTTGCGTCGGCGGATGACTTTGAATCCATACCACAAAAAGAGCAGGATAAGACGGCGACCGAAGGTGCGGGCGCGCTGTTTTGATCCCTGCCGAAACCCAGGACAACCCCGCTTCGGCGGGGTTTTCTGGCCTTAACAAGACATGCAAGCGGTGCAATACGCGCAAGGGCCACGACAAATTCCATTTGAGTTTTGTGCATGGTCGCTTCTATATTCAAAGCTACTGCAAGTTGTGCCAGCGTGTGCTATCCAGGGAACGATACAGAAGGATGAATGCGTGCGCGCCTACTACAACGAAATAGACCCGTACGCCGCGCAGTGGCTGCGTAACCTGATAGCCGCCGGCCACATCGCGCCCGGCGACGTTGACGAGAGGAGCATCACCGATGTACGAGCAGATGACCTTGCTGGGTACACCCAGTGCCACTTCTTCGCCGGCATCGGGGTGTGGTCGTACGCGCTCCGGCTCGCAGGCTGGCCCGATGATCGACCCGTTTGGACAGGATCCTGCCCCTGCCAGCCATTCAGCGCAGCCGGGAAGCAAGCCGGAACCGCAGACGAACGCCACCTCTGGCCCGCCTGGTTCAGCCTCATTGAGAAGTGCAAACCTGCGGTCGTGTTTGGTGAACAGGTTGAAGCAGCGATCCGCCACGGCTGGCTCGACCTTGTTCAATCTGACATGGAAGGAATCGGTTACGCCTTCGCAGCGGCCGGTGTCCCTGCTGCGGGCTTCGGTGCGCCGCATATCCGACAACGACTGTGGTTCGTGGCCGACTCCGAATACGCTCGATACGGTGGATCGGAAAGGGTTGCGGCCATCGCGCATCGAAACGAACAGAACCAGCGGTTACTTGACGGAGATTGTGCCTCTGGCATCGTGGGTAGCCCCAGCAGCGAGGGATTGGAAGGACTCGGGAGCGGACATCAAGCCGAGGGGCGACAACGGGAAGGATCGGTTCGACCAGTTGCCACGGCAGGCGAATCTGGCGGGGTGGCCGACACCGACATCCGTAAATCGGGAGCGGGACGAATTGACGATGGCGAAGTGTGCGGAGTTCATGAAGAAAAACGCCAATCAGAACACGGTTCCGCTGTATTTGGGAGAAGTAGCGAGGATGGCTGGACCGGCCCGACTAACGGCCACTGGCGAAATGCTGATTGGCTTCACTGCAGGGATGGAAGGTGGCGGCCAGTTGAATCCGGCACATTCCCGCTGGCTCATGGGGCTGCCGCAAGAGTGGGACGCCTGCGCGCCTACGGTAACGCGATTGTCCCGCAAGTCGCAGCGGAATTTATCCAAGCCTACCTCGGGCGCTGATCTGTGGTAGAACCCGTCCTTCATATCGACTTCGAGACGCGCAGCGCCGTGGACCTGCGCGAAGTGGGTCTGCACAACTACGCCGGCCACAAAAACACGGATGTCTGGTGCATGGCGTGGGCCATTGGCGACATGGAGCCGGAACTGTGGACGCCAGGGTTGCCTCACCCCAGGAATATCGCGCAGCACATTGCGGCCGGTGGCCACGTCTACGCGCACAACGCGCCTTTTGAATTGGCCATCTGGAACAACATTATGGTTCGGCGCTATGGCTGGCCCGAACTGAAGCCCGAGCAGACCTATTGCACAATGGCGATGTGCTACGCGATGGGTCTGCCCGGCAGCCTTGAGGATGCGGCGCTGGCGATGGGCATTGACCTGAAAAAAGACACGGAAGGCCGCGGGCTAATGCTTCGCATGTGCCGCCCGCGCAGCATCACCGGCGGCGAGATTATTTGGTGGGATGACGACGACAGAGTGCAGCGCCTGCACGAATACTGCAAGCAGGACGTGCGGGTTGAACGGGAGCTGCACAAACGGCTCATGCCGCTGTCGCAGCGTGAACGCCAGGTGTGGCTGATGGATTACAGGATCAACCAGCGCGGCGTAAAGGTGGACGTGCCGGTGGCGAGGGCCGCCGTCCAGATGGCTCAAACAGTCAAGGTGAACTATGAAAACCAGCTTGCTGAAATCACGGACGGGGCCGCGGCTTCGGTCACGGCGCTTGCTCCGCTCAAGGAATGGCTCGCAGAACAAGGCTGCCACCAAGCACTCACTGGCCTGGCTAAAGCGGACGTTGCGGAACTGCTGTCACTTGACGGACTGACCGACAAGGCCCGCGCCGCGTTGACCGTCCGGCAAGAGGCGGGCAAGGCCAGTAACGCTAAGTTTGATGTGATGATGCGACAGGCCGGCGAGGACGGCCGGATGCGGAATCTGGTGCAGTATCACGGCGCAGGCACTGGCCGATGGGCTGGCCGTGCGGTTCAGGTTCACAATTTGCCGCGCAAAATGCCGGATGCGGAACAGGTTGAGCGAATCATGGAGTTGGTTGAGAAAGGAGAACACGATGCAATCGACGCTATATATGGCCCGCCGTTATCGGTGGTGTCGAGTTGTCTACGCAGTTTCTTCATTGCCGACACTGGCAAGCGTCTGGTCGCCGGCGACTTCAGTAATGTCGAAGGCAGGGGTCAAGCGTGGTTCTCCGACGAGCAGTGGAAGATCGACGCCTTTAAAGCTGCCGACACCAAGACCGGTCCAGGGATATATGAACTGGCGTATTCACGAATGTTCGGTATTCCAGTGGAAAAGATACAGAACCCATCTGAGGAACGGCAGATCGGCAAGACCGCCGAGTTGGCGTTCGGCTATCAGGGCGGCGTTAGCAGCTTTCACGTCATGGGCAAAGCGTACGGCGTGAAGGTATCCGATGCCAAGGCCGACGAGTTTAAAGAGGCGTGGCGCGCAGCGCACCCGAAGGTGGTCGCCACTTGGTACGCCATCCAGAAGGCGGCTATCAGTGCCGTGCAGAATCAAGATAAGATATTTGAATGTGGCGCTGCCGGCCGGGAGGCGAAGTTCCGCGTGGTCGGTTCGTTCCTGTGGTGCCGCTTGCCAAGTGCGCGGGTTGTTTGCTACCCTTACCCGAAACTGATGGAAGGCAGCTACGGCCCGCAGCTGACCTACATGACATCAACTTCCCAAGATGACCGCAAGAAAGGCAGGATACTCCGTGATCCGCAAAACTCGGCTAATTGGGCGCGTGTCGCCACCTACGGCGGAAGCCTGTTCAATAACATCGTGCAGGGTATGTGCCGGGACATTCTGGCCGAGATCATGCTGAAGATGGAAGAATCCGAATTGCCCGTCGTGCTGCACGTTCACGACGAGGCGGTGGCCGAAGTCCATACGGATGCGGCCGAGGAACAGCGGATGCGGATGCAGCGGATTATGCGAACCCCGCCCGCGTGGGCGGCAGGGTTTCCTCTGTGGGCCGACTGCAAGGTGATGCGGCGTTATGGAAAATAAGATTCTTGTCGGTGACTGCGTTGCGGCTATGAATACGCTGTCGGAGCAGTCCGTTCAAACCTGCGTCACCAGTCCGCCGTATTTCGGCCTACGCGACTACGGCGTGGATGGGCAGATCGGACTTGAACCGACGCCTGACGCCTACGTTGCCAAGCTGGTCGAAGTATTCCGCGAAGTGCGGCGGGTGCTGCGGGATGACGGAACGCTGTGGCTGAATTTGGGGGACTCATACGCAAGCAATCCTGCAAGCGGTGGCCAGCAATCGGCGAATATGACTGGTGGAGAACACAAACGCACACCTAACTCTCGCAAATATGAACGCCCTTTAGGACTAAAACCAAAAGACCTGATTGGCATACCGTGGCGCGTCGCCTTCGCCCTGCAAGCAGACGGCTGGTATCTGCGGCAAGACATCATCTGGCACAAGCCGAATCCGATGCCGGAATCGGTGCGCGACCGCTGCACCAAGGCCCACGAATACATTTTCATGCTGTCGAAGTCGGCGCGGTATTACTACGACGCGGACGCGATTGCGGAGCCGCTGGCCAGCACCAGCATCGCCCGACTGAGCCAGCCGAATCTGGCAAATCAGAAAGGCAGCGACCGTGTGCCGGGTAAGACGAACGGCAACATGAAGGCGGTAGCGCGAGACATCGGCGTGGGTGCAGGTGCAAGGCCCCGCAAAGGCGTGCCGAACGGAGCGGTGACTACTCCGAAGCAGGACGGCCACGGTCGCCGGCACGCCGGGTTCAATGCCCGCTACTTCGGCAGCGACAAGCCATACACCGGACAGTCCACGAAGGACTACGAAGCGGGCGGTGCCCAGGACGCCAGCGCGACCAAGGCGCGGATTGTTGACCGCATCCTGTCCGGGGAAATCTCGACGCGCAACAAGCGCAGCGTGTGGACTGTAACCACCAAGCCATTCAAAGGGGCGCACTTCGCCACGTTCCCGCCGGACCTGATCGAGCCTTGCGTCTTGGCAGGCAGTAAACTAGGTGACGTGGTGCTGGACCCCTTTGGCGGAGCAGGCACTGTCGGGATGGTGGCCTCCCGCCACGGGCGCGGCTACATTCTCTGCGAACTGAATCCTGAATACATAAAACTGGCCGAAGATAGGATCGCTGCCGACCGACAAAGACAACTTGAGGCTTTGCTTTGACCAAGAAAATAACCGCAGCACTCGCCCTTGCAGGCAAGGGCTTCAAGGTGTTCCCGATCAAGGAAGGGGCCAAGTTCCCGCCCTTGGTCAAGGACTGGCCGGCGCTTGCCACGACCGACGAGGCGGCGGTAAAATCCTGGTGGACACAGTGGCCTAGCGCCAACATTGGTATTCACACGGCCGGCACGCTGGTGGTCGACGTGGACCCCAAGAAGGGCGGGGATGAATCGCTCAAACAACTGGAGAAAGAACATGGTGTTCTGGAAACGCTCACGACCATCACCCCGACCGGAGGAAGGCACCTGTTCTACCGGCTGCCGAAGGGCCACCCGGTGTGCCGAACAGCGTGGAAAAGATTGGCAAAGGTGTTGACGTGCGCTCGACCGGCGGTTATGTGGTGGCACCTGGCAGTGAAACGCCGACCGGCCGCTATCGCTTTCTGGCGGATGCAGAGATCGCGGACGCGCCGCCGTGGCTCGTTCTCAAAGCGGGAACGATCACACCAAAAACTGGAACGAACAAGCCTGTTGCTGACGCACCCAGCACTGCGATTGAGCGGGCGGCCAGTTGGCTGGTGAAAGCCGAACCAGCCATCGAAGGCCAAGGCGGGGATGCTTGCACGTTCACTGTGGCCGCCAAGCTGCGTGACTTTGGCGTGTCCGAAGCGCAGGCCAATGACCTGCTGCTGGAACACTGGAACCCGCGCTGCGAGCCGCCGTGGAGTCCGGACGATATGGCGGCCAAGGTGGCGAACGCCTATGCTTACGCGCAGAACGAACCGGGATCGAAAGCCGCGCTGCCGGGTGACTTCCCCGTGGTGGCTGTGACCGAAACCGCCCCGACGAAATCGAAGGTCAAGGTGCGCCGCCTCTCAGA